ACCCAGGGGGACGTAGCCGTTGGCGAGGTGCTGCGACGCCTGCGCCATCAGGTCCTGGTGGCTGGTGCCGACGACCAGGGCGAGGTCCACGGTCACCGGATCTCCACGCCGCGCTCGTCCATGCTAGCGGCCAAGTCAGCCAGCGGGTACCAGCACCGGCCCGCAGGGAGATCTGTCCGCTTCTCCGGCGCGTCCTCGCCGAGCCGCAGCTCCATCACGAAGTCGACCCGCTGGCGGCAGCGAGCCACGGCCTCCTCCCTGGTGGCGTAGACGCCGCCCACCTCCCACGGCAGGGGGCTCGTCTCGCGGCCGACGAGCCAGACGCTTAACTCCGTTGCGCGACTCGGGTGACGCAACTTGCGCAGCGCCTTCAACTCGATCTGCCGGATGCGCTCCTTGGGGACGCTAAATGTGCGGCCGATCTCTTCGTACGTGTGCAACGGCCTCACAGTACCAAAGCGCATCTTCAGCACAATTTCCTCGCGCGGCGTCAGCGTCTTCAACGCCTTGCTGCCCACCCGCACCAGCTTCCCGTCCATCGGTACAACCAAGTCCACCTCGTCAGATTCGCTCATGCCGGTGATCATCGCATGATCGGCGCCACGACGCAAACCCCCTACAGCACGCTCCTCAGTGACCTGCACATCATCTGAGCCCACCTCACACGAGATCCGCAGCAGCTTCCACGGCGCCACGGCCACCGGCGGCGAGAGGGTCAAGTCGCGTAAGAACCCCACGGAGACGCGAACGCCGTCCACCACGACGGTCGCTGCCGCGCTCACATCCACCTCGCCGCAGAGATCGGCTGGACGGCTCACAGCACGCTCCGCTCGGCCGCCGCGAGACGCACCTTCAGGCTCGCGAGTGCGGGCAAGATCACCGGCAACTCGGGCACCAAGACCTCGGGCGGCGTGGCGGCCGGGGTGACCGGAACAACCGGCGCCCCGGGCGGCCGGTTCGCCATCGTCAACGCCCGCAGCACCTTCGGCTTCCGCGCGAACAGGGAGTAGAGCGTCTGGCCGCCCGCGGCGCCCGTCGGCTGCTGGCCCGCGAGGACCGAGGGGCCGGCGGCGGGGGAGGGGGTCGGCTGGTCGGCCGGCTCGTCGTCGGGTTCATCATCGGGGACGAGCTCTTCCAGAAGACCGATGGCGGCCACGACGAGAAGAACCTCCTTGGGCGAGAGGTAGCGGGCCTCGGGGTCCGCGAGGATGGCGGCCACCGCCTCGTCGGCGAGCACCCGCACGTCGCCGGGCTCGGCGCCTCGGCGCGCCAGGGCGGCGCGGGCGGCCGCGAGGGCGCGGAGCGCTGTCGGGGCCTGCGGGTAGAAGGGGCGGGTGCATGCAGGCGTGACATCCTCTAACGTCGCCGCACGGAGAAGCGTGCGATGCAGCGAACCGTCTGGATTCTCGACTACCCTGTCGCCAGGGAACCCCTTGTCACCGCGCATCGGAAGCGAGAAGCCGAAAGAAGCGCCCTTAATGATCCCCATACGCATCGGTGTCAACACCAGGTCGCGAATCGTCGCGGTGTCCGGCGGGTCAGTTTCGGTGTAAAGTCCGGCGAGACCCGTCTGTGATCCATCGTTGTCAGCGATCATGCGGAGGGTGGGCGGCGTCGAAGTCGTGGAGCCAATCGCAAAATTGTCGTCGTGATTGAAGAGCGCTGGCACATCCGCGTCTGCTCCCACAACGTCATCGAAGAACCCGGACGCAATTTCTTCCGTCAATCCCCAATATTGTGGTGATCTGGAATTGAAGACCGCCACGTGAGAAACGATCATCGGCGGCTTACCGTCTACCATACGCAGCTCTGGGCGAGCGTGACGGAAACGACGTTCCATGATGCTCATGGCGACTCCCTTTTCTTTTTGTTCTTCGAGCCGAGCTTTCGCCCCTTACTCGCCGCGCCGATGTTGGCGCGCCATTCCGCGCTGAACGGTGGACGCTTCTTGCCAAGCTTCGCCGCTCTGATCTTCGCCCTGTGCTCAGCGCTACGCGGACCTGGGCTCTTCCCGGTTAACGCGGCGCTAATCTTGGCTCGCACCTCGGCAGTACGGGGCGCTCTCTTCCTGCCGCGCGACGCCGCACCGATCTTAGCCTTATGCTCTTCACTGAGCTTCGCGCCGGTCTTTGTTGCTTTCATCTTGGCGATACTCTCGGGAGTTTTTCTTTTGCCGCTAAGCGCCGCACTTAACCGAGCGCACGTCTCGGGACTCTTCACCAATCCCCTGTGCGACGCTCCCAACCGCGCACGCCATTCCTCGCTAAACGGCGCCCTCTTGATACCAAGCGTTGACCCAGCAGCCGGCGCCAAATTGAATTTGATCTCTGCCGGAAATTGATCGAACCAGTATTGCTCACGCTCGACGAGGCGCTGCCTTAGATCGTCGCTGGGCTCGACATGCTCAAGCACCCAAAACACAAACGAGTCAGCGCCGTACTTATTCCACGCAGCCTGCAAGTAACGATTACTGTGTTTCGTAGCGCGCAACATGGTGCAATGGTGAACGATCCGCTTCTGCAGGTCCTTCGCCTGCCCCGGGTAGCACTTCCCGCTCGCCGTGTTGAACAGCAGGTAGATCCCCGGCGTCTTCGGGGCAGCGGTCGAGGCCAGCGCGAGCAGGATCACGGCGCCATTGTACCTCAGCCAGCCGGCATCGCGCTCCGTAGCGCCGCAACGTCCGCAGCGGCGTACCCGGCGCGCCTGTGCTCTTCGGCCACGGCTTGCAGCGCTGCGGCCTCAGCCTCCCGCTTCGCTGCCAGCGCCGCCGCCTCTACCCGGCGCTCGGCCACCTGCGCTCTCTCGCTCTTCGGCACCCAGCCACCGCAGAAGGCGCACACCTCGAACCGGCAATCCTCGTGGGCTCGCAACATGGCCTCGTCGTGACCGCAGCCACACCCGAAGCCGCCTTTACCCGGCGGCGGCGGGGGAGGCCAAGGGGACGGGGGAGGGGGCCAAACGCTCATCACGCCAGGTCCCCTCACGACGGATTCGGAATCTGCGGCACCCACTCAGCGTCAAGCTCCCTCCGCGTCTTCCCCGGCCGCTCGACGGTCATGACGCCCAGCGCCATAATCTCCGGGGCCGTGATCACGACCGGCACCTTGAAACCGACCGCGGCTTCAACGCGCAACGCAAACTCCTCACGCAGCCGATCATACGCCAGTTTGCTCAACATCTCGCTCATGTGGATGACGAGAACGTCACCAGGCGCCAAACGCAGATTGTAGACCTCCATTCGCTTCACCTCCTCATTCGGCTGAAATTGTACAATCGCATCCACTGTGAAGCGGGGCGTGCGGTAGTCCGCCCTCGCCTCGCACTTTGAGCGGCGCCGCATCGGAATCCCCGCCGGGATCCACGGTCTCTCCGTCATCCCTGAAGTTGCCGCCGATCTCCGTCGTTTCGCCTACAAGCACATCGCAAAGTGCGCAAGAAGTTCCGCCTGCCATCCAGACCAGCATCGAAATTCCCGCCGCAGCGTACGACGATTTGCTTATCGACGCAAGCGCCCTGACGCTCTCGAGTCCACTGATCTTATCAGCCCACGCCACGGCCGCCCCGTCGCCCCCATCCTCCCACTGGCCGAGGCGCTCATCGATCGCGGCCTCGGTGTCCTCACCGGCCTCCTCGCTGTCGGCAACGATGGCGCGCAGCTGGCCCTGGGCGCTGCCGACGTGGCGGTCCGCGAAGTCGTCGGCGAAGTCGGCCGCCAGCTCGTCCGGGTCGGCGGCGTCCTCTGGCGGGTCCACGCCCAACTCGTCGTCGTAGATGACGGACTGCACCACCGCGGCAAACGCCCCGACGACCGGCTGGAACTGGCGCCGGATCACGTCCGGGAACGCCTCGTAGAACTTCGCCATCTCCTCGTCGAACATCGCGAGCGACAGCGCGCCGTCGTCGGCCGGCGGCTCCTCGTCGGCGCGGACGGCCCGCTTCCGCGACCGCCGCAGGATGGACCGCAGCGCCTTGACCTCCTGGCGCACGATCGCCTGCGCCGCCCTCTTGAACATCGGCAGGAAGGCGGCGCGGTGCTTGTTGCGCAGGGCCGCGGAGCGGAGTTGCCGCTGCTTCTTCGCAGCCGCAGCGGCTGCTCGGGCCTCGCCCTCACCGTGCGCGATCTCGGCGGCCAGACCGCCGGCCATGCGGTTGAGGGCGACCTCCTCGGCCACGAGCCGCTCATGGGTCACGGCATCAACGGTCACCATCACCGTCGGCATGCCCGCGGCCGGCGCAGGCGGTGCCTGCGCAGCGGGCGGCAGCGGTGCCTGCGGGGCGGCGGCCGGAGGCGGCTGGACCGCGACGGTCGCGCGCGACGGCCCACCGCCAACCAGCCGTCGCTCCCGCTCCGCCAACGCCCGCTGAGCACCGAGTTCACCGGCCACCGGCGAAGTCCACGCCGGCAACGCCTTGGCCCCACCGTCGGCCGGGGCGGCGGGAGCCGCCGACGGGTCGTCGTCGCCGGCCGCTGGTGACTCGCCACCGCCGCTGCCGTCATCGGCTCCCGGTAGCGTCCCGATCTCGGCCAGGGCGGCCTGCGCCGGCACCATGTTCATGGGGTGCATGTACACCTTGCCGATGCCGCCGGGCAACGGGTTCATGTTCTCGATCTCGCGGATGTCGTCGGCCGAGAGCCAACCCCACTGGCGCCCGATCGCGTAGGCGTCGTACCGCTCCTTGAGCGCGCCGCGGAGGAGGCCCTCGATCAGGAACTCGAAGTAGAACCGCCCGCGCTGCGACGGCGACAGGAGCCGCTTGTTCAGCCACTGCTCCCAGGCGACCACCCACTGCAAGATGGTGAAGCGGATGAACTCGATCGACTGGACCTCGATGTTCGAGTTGTGGACGATCACGCCGTCCGCGACGAAGTTGTGCGTCCCCTCGACCTCGATGTCGTAGACCGGCTCGGC